GGGGGCTCATTTTTCTTTATTTTGATAGGTTGTGTCTCTCCATACAGGTTGGAGAGAATGAGAGACGTTATAACTTCAACCTGTCACTGTAGCAAACAATGAGCACTGGACTTATGTCTCCAGTCGACGTGGGGCCTCCGTAGAGGTATCTATTAATCTTTCGCCCTCAATCCCCCAGGATTGATATTGATTAGACGGGCGGAAAGCATTGCCCCACTAGGCAATGCGTGTCAACAAATTACCAAATTCAGTAGCGATTGGTAAATATTTGTTGACTCCCCGAACCATTTTGCTAGTTACATTTCCAATTCCTTTGAGGATGGAAAGTATATGGTTGGGGTTTTCTGAGAATTGATCCACATCTCTCAGATGGGCAAGCGCTTCACGATAGGCATCTATCATGGTATTGGGGACTTCGGTCGAGAACCAACTATTAGTTGATCCAAACTCAATACCATAGCAAAAGGTGAGCCTTCCTGTAAAGGGAAAGTCACCAGAGCTATCTGGGTTCGTGCTTGCTTGAAGGACGATGAATGGAGGTCCACCGCGTAGTGGGAAGAATGACTTCGACACTAAGCCTGTCGGTGTGACATTGATATTCTCCATTTTATCATAGTCCTCTTCGCATGATGGTCGCATCCAGCCGTAGCCGCCTGTTTTCAGGACGGGTGTAAACGCATGGGGATCATCTGCTGCCTTGATGGTTGTTAAATAAGAAGTCCAGTCGACTCCTTCCTGTGATTGTACCATAGCAAGGTTACCACAAGCTATTAGATCTGAGCTTGTGTTTTTGAGAAGAACAGAAAGACCGAGTATTCGAACTGCCTTAGCACTCGAAATATTTGCCTCCAAGTCTTTCAATGGTCGGTGGCACATGTGTGGGCCTCCTCCTGCCATTAGCCCACTTAGTCCAAGGATTGGAGTGTCATCAAACGTAACGTCTGAGAGAGTCCTAAACCTATAATAGCCACTTGAATTGACTGTTGTATTGCCTCCTCCAGGTGTGGCGGTTGGTAGTGGCCAGTGGCCAGCACATGGGAGGAGTGAGGTTTTCTTGAAGGAGTGGGTAATTTTCTTCTTTCTCTGCACAGTGTTATTATCTGTTTTCTTTTGTTGAGAGCCGTGTGGATTCGCTCGTTGTGTTAATAACTGTACAGGTGGTTGTTCTTTTTCGTGGAATGAGGTGGTTAAGCTAATTAAAAATGCTTCTTCCTTAATTCCATCCGGTGTCCATTGATCCAATGCAATGTCAAAGGCCGTGCCATCAACAAATTGGTATGTTACTACCGTTCCTTCATCAATCCAAATGAAGGCACTTTGATCACCTTTCGGGTCAAAGCCACAGTAGAGGTTAACTCCGTGGGGCTGGTAGGCTGTTGTGGCTTGGGCGAAAGCAATTGGGAGGATCTGATCGTCAAGATTGAGAACAAGGTCAATCATAAGCGTGGGATCTTGTGGGGCGAGGGACGCGCCATTGTCGGGGACAAAGTAGAGGTTGTAGGAAGCGGTGACAGCTTCAACATTGGGGTCGTAGGTGATATTTGACCGTAAAGGATCTCGAAAGAGAACCGCGAATATGTCTCCTGGATTGAGAAGTGCGCCACCTCCAGTGGCAGGCTTGCAAAAGCAATCGCGGATATACTTTGACCTTCCAACAGCTGTTTCCTGGTCAGTGAACTGATCCGAGTATTGGACAATGCGGTAGAGCTCTGGATTGGTGAGCCCGCGCATGATTTCTGAGATGACATTAACCTCAGGAAGTACATTTCTCTTAGTACTCTGAGAGCCCTCTGACGGTGACGCTGGGAGAGCTCTTCTGGGGGGGAGAGGGGGGGGCTGGCGAGGCCTCCGATTTACCATGGGGGCAAAACCTCTTGTTCGAATTTGTCGTGCAGGACGTGCCTGGGCCAGTCTTTGTAGGTGGCGCTTAACAATCAAGTCAACATTTTCGTATTGTGTTGGCTGAGCTGGTGTGGGTTTAGTAGCAATTGAGGCTTGCTTCTTTGCCTTCTTTTGTTGGTTTGAATTATTCATGATTGCATTACGCGGTTTTTGCACAGTGTGTCTAACAATTTAAGTGTGATGGTTTCTTTTCTTAGAATATTCATTCTCGGCATAGCCTCATCGAGATCTTGTAACCCGGAACATCCCCGTTATACTTACGTGGATCGAAAGTCGTCCTGTCATGAAGGTACAGGAAACCTCTTATAAGATCTAATTGTGCAGTAAATTTTGGCACCGTTACATATGCTCCATATCAGTGAAAAGACAAATATGTGTAAAGTTGTTTTATATGGGGTGGGATCGCAGCTGCCTGTGACAACCGGGATCAACCAAAAGATATTATTTACATTATTCATGTCGATACAGGTAAAACGCACAAAACTCACATGGCCCTCCGGCCATGTGCGAAAGCAAATCTTCTTATGCTAGAAGATAATAGAAAGCTGTCTGACCATGATTACGGCGCCAGACAAAGGCCGCGTGACGTTTAAGTCAAAGGAGCGGGGCCTAAATAAGGAACCCCATCGGCCCCTATATGACCGAAGAATTTTGCCCATAACAGTGGAATACCAGCCATCGCTAGTACATTAAAGCTAAAGTGGATACCACACCTCACACGATAGGGGAGGCGATGAACAAAAAGATGCATGAAAAACGCGGGGAGCGCACATGCAGCGACACCGGGACAAGGGAGAACCATAAGTTTCCCACAGTATTCAATAGTTGCAAAGAATAGCGATCTTTTAAAATCGCCTCCCTTGAAACATTCCTCTGCAGATACGCATAAGGCTTGAGACATTAGGAAACCACTTAAATTACGGAGTATATAAGTGTAGGGAATGATGGTTTGACCAGTGTTGGGATCAGTTATAGTAGGGGGTTGCGTAACCAGTTGTGAGTCACTAGGCGCAATAGATCCGGTAGTGACAAATCTAACTATAGAAATTGTCGGACGCCAGAGGATATTTACAAGAAACGTAGAAAGAGTGGAAAAATGTTGTGGACTAATAAGTCCACGCAAAAACCTCATTACACTAGAAAGAGGGAATAAAAACATATTAAACCAAACATATGATACAACAGGCTTCAAGATGGGATAGAATACCTTAAAGATATTACCTTCCCAAACAAGATTGATTGGGAGGTGTGCGGACTCGGGAGCACGGGACCAGTCTTTCATCTCTTGCATATAAGCTTTTTCAGTACCGGAGATGAACGGGAGATTGTCTGGGTGCTGAAGCTCCTTTGAAGTAATTAACTTAAATAGCGTATCGGAGTCAGGTATTGTCCCAAGGTTCATAAGGACGGAGGTGTCCTTCTCATCAAACATGAATTCCTCCATTTTCTCATGTAATCGCGTTTTCCTTGGGAGACTTAAGGCATCATAAGTTGCAGGATCTGTTTGATTGTTATTATTAACATCATGCATCTGATCTGCAATGACTTGTTGTGAGTACTGAATAAGAATCTCGCGAATCGACTTGTTAAAGCAACTCATAATATATACACATTGAATGATACCTAAGAGATAAGATACTTGTTTTGGAGATAGCTCATCATCATCTGGGTCAAAGAAGCACTCAGGATAAGCCAGTGACTTAAGATAATTTTCTTCTTTTCGATTCCAAACCCATGTCATTCGTTTACCTTCAAAAACCTTGGCTGGTTGATAACCCATAATCTCTAGATTAGTAATATTAGCTGATTCAGCACATTCATCGGGCTTGAGGACCATTCCAATTTCCTTCAAAATTCGATCTTCAAACACTGGTTTAAAGAAATCTTCAATTAGAATTGGATAGGCTCGAAGGTCATTATCACCATGGGTCTCAAAAGGAACAGTCATAGCATGATCAATTGGGGAGACTATTCCATATTCGGTCTCCATCATCTCACGTGGATACCCTGGGTTGTGAAGAACTCTCCAGAAGACATGAGCAAAGTTGATATGGGATGCAAGTGTGTCAAAATCGGAGGTCTTGTAGACACCATCTTTTAACCCAGAACTAGTTTGGAGGATTTGTCCACCACATAACTCAGAGGTTATGATCTTTGCATTAAGCATATCATCAAAAAGCATGTCAATTAATTTCTCACAATAAGACATGTTTGGAAGATCGAGGAGGATATGTTTAAAGTACAACTTGAAGTAATGGTAATGGATTGGGGAGATTGACGCACCATGGTCCTTAATGTCCTTCGTTCGAAACAAGTAGGAGGTCTTGAATGTTTCCATCCTTTTACATAATTTCTCCCAACTTCCGTGGAACATCTGGAACTTACCAACACCTGTGGTCTTCTGGAGATGCTCACACCATTCATGAATTAGATGATAGTAAAGAATAGTATTATAAAATTCCGGGCAGATCGCCGATCTACATCTGTACTCATTTGAGTTTTCTTTTCTGGAACCAACTTTGGGGACAGGTATCGAGGCCCAATAGTGCGCAGGTAACGTGTCACCCTTGATTAGAAGTGAGAGAACAGCTTCTGCCATCTTCTTTGAAAAGTCGAAGGCATCATACTTTGTTTGGTATCGTCTAAGAACCTTAGTTTCATATCCAGGGAATTTCTTCCACGTCTTTTTAAAGCAATCTAAGGTAATGTTCTCAAATCCAGTTAACTTGAAAGTCTTGTTCTTACAATCTGTAGCTCTAAATAAATATTCAAGAACGAAAGTTTCTTCTGACCATCCGGGAAAGAGTTTCGACATTTCGCGCGAAGGCTTGTCATAGGTTGATTTCTTTCTAAATTTCATTAGCTCAACAAGCTCACGCTGAGGATTCGGGGTTACTCTTGTAATTTTATCGACCCGCTCCTTAATTGTGGGGTAATACGTTCCAAGCCACCTAGTAAAGTGAAAATTTGTTGTAGCAGGGACCATAGGAACACGGTGTGCATGGGGGACAGAACCAAGAGATTTGATTCCATCAATCTCACCAACAAATTGAAACTTACCAGGCTGAATCTCGGCCCAAGGGATAGCTCGATAATGATGGATGTCCAGGGACATAATTGTTCCAAGTACAGAACTAGGTTCTGGATTTCTTGTGACCATCTCAGTGTAGATTTTTGTAGCTACCCCTGAGAGGCCTAATGACTCGGCAACAGCCTCAGCATCTTTCGCAGATCTGATATCCCTAGCAGAGGCCAGCGTATCAAAAGTGATAACGTTGGGATGTCTACTGGATACAGAGAGTGATGTATTATTAAGTGTTGCCTTAGTACTAACAGAGCCAAAAGGTTCTATTTTTGGAACTTGAACTGGTATGTCAATTAAGGTAGTCACAGTTCGAGAGAGGAAGCGGGATTTCCTCTTAACAAGAACGGGAGCCTTATCAAAATGCCCTGGTGGTAGGCCCTCTGGCCCAAGATCAAGAAGCATAGCTTCCTCTGGAAGGTCAATCTCGGGCGGCGGGCTCGGTAGATCAACGGGTTCGTCCAGATCCTCCAACTCATCATCTGACTCAACATCTTCCGGTGGAGGAGGAGGTGGGATTCCATAGATCCAATAATACAAGTAGTATATAGTATTAAACCAAGACCCATTGTCTGGAGAGAACGTTAACCCTCGGAACTTATATTTCATGTTAGTTTCCTCTGGGACATAGAGGGTAGTCTTCCGTGAGTAATAGGGGAGATAAGCAAAGGAGGCAACTGCGTGAAGGCCAATGGCGACGAACTTCCCAATAAAAACGGGAAGCGCAGTGCACATTGCTAGAACTCTCCAACGCTTTGCATGATAACCGGTAGGTGGATAGAGGGCAAGAGGGTACATGGTTCCACCGGTTGTAAATAGACGATGAACTCCTACGAGTCCATAGTATCGAAGATCTCTGGACCTATCCTTAATCGTCTTAAGGAAGGTGCTCAATCCTGTCTCCTCACCAAGTAGGAGGAGTTTTTCAGTCCAGTCAAATTTTATCTCAGTTTTAGTCGAGACGTCTTTTCCACCAACATTAACTATATTGTTAATAGTAACTGAAACATTACCTTTCTTTCTTAAACCAAAGGCGGTATAAGCCATATAAAGAATGGTAAATGCTGGTAGATATACAAAGAAGACATCTGGATAGCTTCGCATTGCTGCGACAACTCTTCCTAGGCGTGTGGGACGCATATAGCCTAGGGCATATAGAAGTGCATTACGTATTGAGGGATGTGATCCCCAATCTAAATATTTCTCTCCTGTGATAGCATAAACAAGACCAGTTATCATCTGGGCATAGCCCAAGTTCATTAGTGCTGTTCGAGTAAAGATCCAAAAGGATGAGAAAATTCGGAATGGGGGTGAACCTATAATCCCTTTATAGTATCCATGGACGATTGATGACGCACCTCGTGCTTCGTCGTGAACTCTGCGTTGTTTGTGACCCTTAACAGATCCAAAAATATAGGCCATACGGCCAGTCGTCAGAGAAGTCAGAACTACCAAACTAAAGGCAGTTTTCTCCATCATCCACATCAGAGTGCTAACTGATAATGAAGAAACACCGTACCGAAAGCCGTCGCTTAAGGCAAAGTTCTGAAGTATTTCACTAGGAATCCCGGGTGTCGTCAATTTTTCGACCACCATGGCAAGTACACTTGATGACATTTCTTGGAAATTGACTGCTTTAAAACTTGGTCCAAGGCTTGTATAAATGTCATTGAAGGCTCGTGAGAATGTTTGTTTGAGAAATAGTAGTTGTTGCGGGAGGTTTGATGCTTGCATTTTCCTAAATTGCTAAACGTCGCGTTTATCCGGGTCGGCGCGGACCACGTGGTATAAATTTGAGCTCGATTCTCAATACGAGTAGTAGTACATGTCGTTATACATTCCCTTGAAAATTCATTCGCGGGAAAGCCAAAGTACACAGTAGAGGCTGGGCAAGTCGCCTCTAAAGACGAGAAACTAGTTCTCATAGTCCATTACAGATCTCGCTGTACCATATTCCATAAAGGAAGGATTTAAGACACAAGATGTTCAGTCTTATGCCAGTAACCTTTAATACACATCCTGGGGAAAGGAGAAAGCCACCAGGCGATACAATATAAGTGTATACTCACCTAGGCATACCTAGAATTGCCAATTAAGGCGTTGAGGGAATAATCTTACGTCACTGCCGTTTTCAGTGAACCACCACTGGTAGGGTACCAATGCTTGCCGTGTTCGGG